ATCAACACAATTTCCAACTGCGACTGGATGGGGAGCGTTTAAACAAATTACCGTTGAGGGTAACTCAACTGATTTTGCAAACACCGACTACTACGCATACTTGTTAGGTCAACAATCATTTGGTAATCCTGAAGCAACAAACATTAACGTATTTGTAACTCCAGGTATTGATTTTGTTAACAACTCAAACTTAGTTGAAGACGCGATTGATATGATTGAATCTCAAAGAGCTGACTCATTATATATCATGACTTGTCCTGATTATAATATGTTTGTAGACACTACAACATCGGTAGCAACAGATTTAATTTATCCAACTGAAGCGGTTGATAACTTAGATACAGTTGGTATTGATTCAAACTATACTGCGACGTACTACCCTTGGGTATTAACGAGAGATACTGTTAATAATACACAAATTTATCTTCCACCAACCGCAGAAGTTTGTAGAAACTTAGCGTTGACTGATAACATTTCATTCCCTTGGTTCGCGTCAGCGGGTTACACAAGGGGTATTGTAAATTCGGTTAAAGCTCGTAAGAAACTTACACAAGACGACAGAGATACTTTATATCAAGGTAGAATTAACCCAATCGCAACATTCTCAGATGTTGGAACATTAATTTGGGGTAACAAAACTACCCAAGTTGCTGAATCAGCTCTTGATAGAATCAACGTAAGAAGATTGTTATTACAAGCTCGTAAGTTGATTTCAGCAGTGGCTGTTAGATTGTTGTTTGAACAAAATGATGACAAAGTTAGACAAGATTTCTTGGACTCTGTTAATCCAATCTTGGATTCAATCAGAAGAGATAGAGGTTTAATTGACTTTAGAGTTGTTGTAACAAACACACCTGAAGACTTAGACAGAAATACAATGACAGGTAAAATTTACCTTAAACCAACAAAGGCTCTTGAATTCATTGACATTGAGTTCTTGATTACACCAACAGGAGCTTCGTTTGAAAATATCTAAAAATAAACACGGGAGAAGAAATAAAACTCTTCTCCCTATTATTTATATATAAAACTATGGAATTCACAAAAAAAATATTAATGGAAAGTTTGGAAGTACCAACTAATGGTAAAAAAACTTATTCTAAAAAACCACAAAACATTGTTTTAACTGAATCACAGTTAGAAAGCATCATTTCAAAATTATCAAAAGACAAAAAGTAATGAATTTAAAAAAATCAATTAGAAGACACTTGTTGGAAATGGTAACTGAGGGTATGGACCCATCAGGATTACCTGACCACAAATATTATGCTTTTGATTGGGATGACAATGTAATGAACATGCCAACAAAGATTATGATTTTGGATGACAAAGATAATGAAATTGGTATGTCAACAGATGATTTTGCTGAACACAGAAACGAATTGGGAAAAAAACCATTTGTATATAATGGAAAAACCATTGTTGGTTTTGCGTCAAATCCTTTTAGAAATTTTAGAGGTGAAGGTGAAAAACAATTTTTGGTGGATGTAATGTCGGCAAGTTTGGGACCATCATGGGACGATTTTGTTGAGTGTGTTAATGGTGGGTCAATTTTCGCCATCATCACAGCTCGTGGACACAACCCAATGATTTTAAAACAAGCGGTTTACAAACTCATCAAAAATAATGTGAGTGGTTTGGACCAAGAAAAATTGGTGGAATCATTAAAGAAATATCGTGATTTTACAGGTGAGGATATTAAAGATGACAATACAATGATTAAAGAATATTTGGATATGTGTCGTTTTCACCCTGTATCATTCGGAACTGGTTCTGAAGCCAATCCTGAAGAGGGAAAAATAAATGCGTTAAGAGAATTTATCACTTATTGTAAGGAACTTGCAAACAAAGTGGGCGGTAAAGTATTGTTCAAAAATGATGTGTCCAATAATTTCGTGGTACCTTCAATAGGTTTCTCAGATGACGATGAAAGAAATGTGGAAAAAGTTAAAGAATTCTTAAACAAAGAATTTGGACTAGAGCATCCAGTAACAACTTATCTAACTAAATCACAAACTAAAACAAAATATTAATATTTAATATAATTAATAAACTAGAACGCCTAGAAAATATAAGACAAAAATTTTGAACAATCAAGTATTTATAGGTAAATAAACTAAAATAATTAAAACAAAAAATATAACAACATGGCTGACTTATTAATGAAAATGCCCGACCCGTATGAACCAAAACGCAAAAACCGATTTATTTTGACGTTTCCTACTTCATTGGGTATTAATTCTTGGTATGTAGAATCTGCTGCCAGACCAAAAATAACTATTACCGCAAAAGATATTCCTTTCTTAAATACCAAAACTTATGTTGCAGGTATGTTTGAATGGGGAACTATTGGTGTTACTTTCCGTGACCCTATTGGACCATCAGCCGCTCAGGCTCTTATGGAGTGGGTTCGTTTACACGCTGAATCAGTAACAGGTCGTATGGGATATGCCGCTGGTTACAAAAAGGATATTACTTTGGAAATGTTAGACCCGACAGGTGTTGCGGTTGAAAAATGGATTTTACAAGGTTGTTTCCTAACAGACGTGGATTTTCAGGGTGTGGCTTATACTGATGACGGTTTACAAACCATCGTAGCAACACTTCGTCCTGATAGATGTATCTTAGTTTATTAATATTTCATTTACAAAAAACAAAGTCAGTTTATATTTAAAGCCAGGGGTAATCTCTGGCTTTTTTTATGGAAAACGAAACACAATACGGACAAATGAATTTTAACTTACCACATGATGTGGTACCACTACCTTCACAAGGTTTATTTTATGCTAATAAAAAAAAATCAGTTAAGGTTGGATATCTGACGGCTCAAGATGAAAACTTGTTGTTGAGTTTAAACTACGACACAAAAACTTTAATTAGTACACTTGTTCGTCAAAAAATGTATGAACCTGATATAAGGATTGAAGATTTATTAGAAAGTGATGTTGAGGCAATTTTAATATTTTTAAGAAATACGGCATTTGGTACTAAATACAATTTATCAACGGTGGACCCTGCAACTAATATAAGATTTGATATTGCAGTTGATATTGACGAATTAAATATTAAAGAATTACCAATCAAACCTGATAATAATGGTTTTTTCGATGTTTTATTACCAAAATCTGGAGATACCGTTAAGTTTAAATTGTTAACGTATGGTGAAAAAATTGCGTTAGAAAAAGAAATAGACTCATATCCATCAGGATTAGTTCCTCCAACAATTACAAGAAAATTAGAAGCCCATGTTATTTCTATCAAAGGTGAAGAAAACAGGGAAAATATTGTAAAATACATTCAACAAATGCCGATAATGGATTCACAAGTTTTAAGACATACAATTAGAGATTGTGAACCAAGATTTGATTTGTCTAAAACTGTAAAAGCCCCGTCAGGAGAAATGGTTAATGTCAGCATTAACTTCGGGTTAGAGTTTTTTCGTCCTTTCTTCGGATTATAAAACAATATTATTAGATGAAATTCATTTTTTAGTTAAAAACGCTAACTATTCTTATAGCGATATTTTGACAATGCCAACCTATCAAAGAAAATATTTTATAGGTAAAGTAGTTCAAGAATATGATATTATAAGAGAAGCAAGAGAAAAGTAATATTTAACTATTTATTATAATGATGTTACAAGAGGTTCCGGAAGCCGGAAAAAAACTTAGCGCAAATCTTAATGTTGCACAAAATATTAAAGATGTCGGTAACTTAGGAACAAAGTTACTTGACGACTTAGGAAGTTTCCAAGACAAACTTTTTGCCACCGTTAGAAAAGATTTAGGTTTACTGGGTGTTGGTGTTGAAACGTTAGGTAAGGGACTTACCAAAGCAACGGATAGTGTTGTAAAATTAGGTGGTGGTTTAAATGATGCTATCACATATTTTACAAATATTAATAAAGCATTAGGTAGAACTACTTTTTTAACAGAACAAGCGGCAATTAATGTTAGACAACTTGCGTTAGTTGGTGTTGATGACGCAACAATTGCAAGTTTTAACAAGTTCTTTGATAGTGTCGGATTAGGAGTTGAAGACGCAACTCAACAACAGAAAAACTTAGTAGATGAAGCAAGAAAATATGGTTTAAACGTAGGAGCGTTTATGACTAAGGTTAATAAAGAAACAGAAAAATTAACACAATATGGTTTTCCAAAAGGTATTAATGACTTATCAAAAATGGTTGCACAAGCTCAAAGATTGGGCGTCGAACTTGGTAGTGTCAGCAAATTAGCGGACTCAATTATGGGTAGCCCCGAAAAAGCGTTTGAAATTGCGGCTGACTTACAGACACTTGGAGGCGCGTTTGGACAATTAGGAGATGGGGCTTCGCTATTATACGATGCTCAGAATGACTTACCTGGTCTACAAGATAAGATTGTTAAGGCAGCAGCGTCAATTGCAACCTTTAATAAAGAATCAGGACAATTTGAAATAAGTGCAGGTGAAAGATTACGTTTAAAAGAAGTTGCCGGAAAATTGGGATTGGATGTCAAAGAGTTGTCAACATTGGCAACAAAAGCAGCCGCAGAATCAAAAATATTTAAAGAACTTGATTTGAGACCTGATTTTAAAAATTTAAGTGTTGAAGACAAACAATTAATTGCGAACTACTCACAGTTCAAAGGTGGAAAACTAACAATTGATGGGGATAATATTGAAAATCTCGAAAACGGTGAAATAACAAAAGTTTTGAAAGGTTTAAAAGAGGGTGTGGGACAATTTACCGATACAAAAAAAGGTGTTCCTGGTAAGGAACTGTCAGCAAATGAAGAGCTTGAAAAAACTTATAAAAATTCACTTTCAATTAACCAAGCACTTAACCAAGCTCAATTAGAATTTAATTCAACATTGACAACAGCAATCTTACCCATGGAGGAATTTGTAAGATTAACCAAAGATTCCGCAGGAACTGTTAATACACTTACTGCAAAATTTAAGGCATTTAGCGACAAAATACTCGACAGTGCAGAATTGGCTATTGGTGGAGCAAATGTGGCACTTAATAAACCCATCATTAAACCTACATCACCAGGAACTTCGGTACAACCAAATGAAAGTAACAATGCCCTAATGAGTGCTAAAATGATAATTGAGGGTAAGTCACAAATGGACATCAATATAAAAAGCACATTACCCGAAGATTTTCAAAAACAAATACAAGGACAATTACAAACAATGTTACCATCAATTATTGATGCTCGTGTGAAAGAAATTTTAGATAAACAGGGTTACTCAAAATAAAAAATTCTGTTTTATCTATTTATTAGAAACAGCATAAGATGGCAGACAGTTTATTATCATTTTCAGCATCAGAACAATTTAGAAAAAAAATAATTGTTTCTAATTTAGAGCCCTATTTTGTAAAAGGTTCTTCAACACAAACTGTACCCAAAAATCTTACTTATACCAAAGAAACAACTTGGATTGACGTTCCGTTAATTAATCAACCAGACATGATTGATACTGGTGTTTCAGAAAAAAAACGATTATATACCGTCAATCAATATGGTCCCGATGGTGGATATAAAACAAATGCCAATGTTGATTTAATTGTTAATGACGCTAATGAAGGTGAATTCAACTACTCAAGCCCACAAACTAAAAAGTTTGACGAAGCCAAATTTTCACAAAAAAATCTAATTACTAAAAACTTATTTGGACCACAAGATGGGTGGGGTGATGCATCATCAGAGTTAAATTTAATTATTAGACAATTAACAACTAGAGCCGAATATTACACATTCAAAGCATCAAGTTATTCCCCAATTAATATTTTATTAAGTAAGGACCCAACAGGTACACTTGGAACACTTTCACAAGATTCCGCACTTGCACAAATAGGAGCAACAAGATTAAGAAAATCTTTTGAAGACTCTATAGCCTTAGAAACATACCAACAAACAATAGGTAGAGCCAACGTCCTTCAAACAGGAAGTGACCCATATAGAATATTAAACCTAATAACAGGTAGACAACCATTAATTGAACCTGATTGGCATATAACAGTGCCCGATAGTATCATTGGAAAAGGATTGGATTTTATTTCAAGAGTAACAGGAGTTTATTCACCATATTCATATATCCCTGGTGATTATTTTAACAACGTAGGTAAGAAAAGTATTTTAAATCAAGCTATTAATAAAGTTAGTCAATTTTTTGGATTTCCAGCAGTATTACCAAGTAAGAAAAGTTCTTCAGATGTATTTTTAGCATACACAAGTGGTGGTTCAAGAAAGGTGTTATTTAGAAATTTATCATTAAACTATTACACACCTGACTACAAAGCCAATTTCCTAAGTAATTTAAATTTAACGGCGCCTAGTGGTAACTACTATATTGGTAGTAGAACATCTGAACCGTTAGATATTGTATCACCTTCAGGACAAATTCCTGTTAACCAATTTGGTGTTGAGGTTGAAACAAATGTTTACGGACCAAGTAACTTAGGTACGTTATATGAAAACAATGTTGATTTTAAATTTGGATTAAACCAAACACCAACCATAGAGGGCGGTGGTGTACAAGGTGGATTCACATGGGTATCACCAAAATATAAAGGTAATGCTGGTAAGAAAGTTGGTGTTGGTGGTGACCTTATAGGTCAGGACCCTGAATATAAATCAATCGCAGCAGACTACACAAAAAATGTATCAACAGCATATCCACTTAAACAAGGTGGTATTTTAGACGACACACAAAGATTAATTAATTCACAGCCAGATGGTGGTAAAAGATTACAACACGTTGGTAACGCAATTGACCAAGTGTCTAAGGTGTTTAACGATGGATATAAGGAGATAACCAAAGGTTCAAGGGTAATCCGATACACGGACACAAACGGTGTCTTTAAAGGTGAAGAATATGGTAGAGTATTTGCCAAAGATATTCCATATTACGATAACCAAAAGTTGGTTAAAAGTGATGGCAATATTAGAAAACACCCCTATTCTATTTTAGATTCAACATATAACCTAAATATGTATCCAACATCAGGTCCTGAATCAACTAATTTGCAAGGGGGACAAGTTAAGAAGTATATGTTATCATTAGAAAATCTTGCATGGAGAACATCAAGAAGACCTGGTTATAGATACACCGATTTACCTGAATCTGAAAAAGGACCAAACGGTGGTAGAGTTATGTGGTTTCCACCATATGATTTAACTTTCGCTGAAAACAACGCAGTTCAATGGGAAGCAAATACTTTTTTGGGAAGACCTGAAGACATCTACACATATAAAAACACAAGTAGAAGTGGTACTTTAAGTTTTAAAGTTATTGTTGACCACCCTTCAGTTATGAATTTATTGGTTAATAGGGTGTTAAATAATACCGCATCAAGTCAAATTG